GGCGCAGGGGCAGCAGATCCGGCGGGAGACAGCGTGGGAATATTTACAGAGACGATGTGGATTAAGGGGTGATGCGGGTGGAGATAACAAAGGAGCTGCTCCAGGGATACCGGAGTAAAAAGGATGAGATCCTGGAGCTGGATTACATACTCAAAAACCGATGGAGAGATGAGGGGTTGATAGGGAATGACGTAATCTTTGATTACAGCAAGGGATATCCCATGCCACAGGGTGTGGTAGGATTCGACAAGGAGAAGTATGATCGCCTTCAGGACCGGGATCAGCGACGGAAGGAGCAGCTGGAGCAGGAATGTGTGGAGATAGAGGAATGGGTGGAAGCGATAACTGATAGCATTACAAGGCGGATCTTCAGGATGTGCTTCGTCGAGGGGAGAAAACAGAAGGCGGTTGCGAAAGCGGTACATTTAGATCAGAGCCGTGTGAGCAGAAGAATTGATGATTATTTAGAAAACGCATAGCACGCATAAAAAGCATATGTATAATAATACTAGAGCCAAAAGGCAAAGCGCCTGCGGCTCTTCCCCCTACTCTTGCATAAACCAAGTAAAGACGTCCTGCATTTGCGGGGCGTTTTTTGATTTAAAGAAATGCGTATAAAATGCGTATTTACTATTGACAATGGATATATTTATGCGTATAATATACGTATAAAGAGAAAGGAGCTTGCTTAATGAAACGTAGAGAATTAGTTAAGTTGCTTGAAGATAACGGGTGGTATATAAAGAGAAATGGTGGAAACCATGACATATATACGGATGGTCATAGGAGCGAACCCATTCCGAGACATCCAGATATCAACGAGAGACTTGCAAGAAACATTATTAAGAAGTTGGGACTGAAATAGTCCCACTTTCTTGAAGTTTTATTAAGTGAGAACGCGTTTATATGTGTGGAGGAGGAATCACAATGAAAGAAGGAAGAAGGGCATATCCTGTTGTAATATCGAAAGAAGATGATGGATTTTTCTATGTGGAGATCCCGGATTTTGATATTGCGACACAGGGAATGGATATTGCAGACGCAATGGAAATGGCAAGGGATGCAATCGGTCTCATGGGAATAGACTTGATGGATGAAGGAAAAGTACTTCCGGAACCCAATATTGCAGGAATTAATGCGGCAAAAGAAGATATTGTAACATTAGTTGATGTTGATTTTGTGGAATACAGAAGAAAGGTGGATAACAAAGCGGTAAAGAAAAATTGTACGATTCCATACTGGATGAATGTGGAAGCAGAAAAAGCTGGAATCAACTATTCAAAATTGCTTCAGGATGCGATTATGAGCGTTCTTGGAATAACAAAAAGTGCTAACTAATTCTCTAGTTATATAAATTGTGAATAGCACCCTTCGGGGTGCTTTTCTCATACATAATTCCATTTCCTGTGCACATACTATCCCCGAGGTGATGGTATGAACAAAAAGCAGCAGGAGCAGGAAAACAGACAGAAGAACTTGAATAAGTTCAACAGCATAACGGAAAAGGTAAAACCGGAGAATCAGAACCAGACACACAATGTCCGGTCTGAAGCGGTGGAGCCGAAGAACAGACAGGTATAAGGCATCCGAAAGGGTGCTTTTCTAATGCAAAATTTTAAGTAGAGGAAGGTGGTGACGTGGCGAATTATGAAAACATAAAAGATAAAGGATTTGATCATCGAACAACGGACGAACTACGGATTATTACATCAAAAGGAGGTAAAGCAAGCGGAGAAGCGAGGCGTCGGAAAGCAGATTTCCGGAAGACGCTGAACATGCTGCTTACTGCTGAAATAGATAGTGAAGAATGGAAGCCGGTTCTAGAGGCACTTGGTGTTGAGTGTACTTTAGAGTCAGCTCTTTTGATGGCGCAGATTAAAGAGGCGTTGGCTGGAGATACGAAGGCAGCCACCTTTGTTGCAAAATACTCTGGCCAGTCTTCTGAACCTGACGAGAACCGGTTGAACCGTGAAGCAGATACAGAGCTTAAGAAAGCACGCAAGCAGGCGGTTACTGGTGAAAATGAAACGGAAGAGGCTCTTGATAAACTGGATCAGATACTAAAAGAGGTGCGTGATAATGCAGTTAAGCAAGAAACAGAATGAGTATATTGTGAATGCGACGCATCGTTGGAATATTAAATCCGGAGCTGTGCGATCCGGAAAGTCTTATGTCGACACTGCGTTTGTGATTCCTTTCCGGATCAGAGAGCGTGCAGGCAAGCCAGGATTAAATGTGATTCTTGGCGTATCGAAAGAGTCTATCGAACGAAATGTTTTGCAGCCGATGCGAGAGATTTACACAGACAAGTTGATCGGAACGATTAACAACCGGAATGTAGCGCGGATCTGTGGAGAGGATGTTTACTGTCTAGGAGCAGAGAAAATTAGTCAGGTGGCAAAGATTCAAGGGGCATCCATTAAGTACTGCTACGGAGACGAGGTGGCAAAGTGGAACAAGGAAGTGTTCCAAATGTTGAAATCTCGTCTTGATAAACCATATTCCTGTTTTGATGGATCATGTAACCCGGAGCATCCTACACACTGGCTAAAAGAGTTTCTGGATAACATAGAGCTGGATATTTATTTGCAGAGATACACCATTTTTGACAATCCTTTCTTGCCAGAAGAATTTGTGCAGCAGCTCTGCAAAGAATACGAGGGTACAATCTATTATGATCGGCTTATACTAGGAATGTGGAAACGTGCAGAGGGGGCAATCTATAAGCGTTTTGCGGATAATCCGGATGCATACCGATGTGAAGTTGTGGAAGAGCTGAATCCGGATGCAGAAGTGAAGCAGTTCAGGAAGGAAGATATCACATCAATAGAGATTGGTTTAGACTTCGGTGGAAATCAGTCCGGTCATTCTTTTGTTGCCAGAGGATATACAGACAATTACAGAGATGTAATTGCACTAAAATCCCGTAGAATCATGGCAAAGGATGAAAATGAGGATATAGACAGCAATATGCTGGACAAGATGTTTTGCGACTTTGTTGGAGAAGTGATTGAAGAATATGGGGTTGTTATCCGACACGGAGATTATGTGGAATATTGCAATGTGGAAACCGTTTATTATGATAATGCGGAGACGGTTCTTGGAAATTCTATTCGGAACGCAGTGGAGAAACAGTATCCTTGGATATCGGTTCGTAAGGCAAAAAAAGCAACGATAAATGACAGAATCAGATGTACCGTCAAGCTCATGGGAGCAGGGCGGTTTTTTATTACAAAAGACTGCGAAAGCTTGAAGACGGCATTTTCGGATGCAGTTTGGAATAAGGATGTGAAAGATAAGGATGATCGCCTGGATGATGGCAGCACAGATATCGACAGTTTGGATGCGTTTGAATACACGATCGAGCGTGATATGAAATACCTGATTGAAGAGGTGGAAGATGTTTGAGGGATTAAAAAGATTTTGGAAAGGATTTATGCGTATGTTTGGATATACGACATTAAAACAGATCGTTGGTAAGGATATTACTCTTTCTGACAACATGATCAATGCCATAAACCAGTGGAAACAGATGCTGAATGGACAGGCAGACTGGATCACTGACAGTATTGTGTCTTTGGGCATAGAAGAGGGTATTTGTAGGGAATTTGCAGATTGTGTTTTGGTAGAGATGGAAACGAACCTTAGCAATGAGCGGCTGGACAAGATTTATCAGAAGAATATTTCAAGTCTGAATGAGAATCTACAGGAAGGTCTTGCACTTGGATCATTTGTCCTGAAACCGCTCGGAGAAGCTACTGCTGAATTTATATCTGCGGATAAGATCATTCCAATCAGCTTTGGAGATGATGGAAAACCGAATGATATAGCTTTTCTGACAGTGAAGAAAGTCGGAGATACGAATTACTTCACGCGGTTTGAAAGACATTATTTCATAAACGGAAATTTGACCATAGAGAATAAATGTTTTCATTCTCAGACAGCAAGTGATATCGGTCTTCCGTGTAGTTTGGAAGCAGTAGAAGAATGGTTGAACATCAATCCGGGACCTGTTACATATCCGGGAATGAATCGAATGGATTTTGGTTATTACCGGAATCCGATTAAAAATAAAGTTGACGGTTCGGCATGCGGTGTCTCTGTATACGATTCGGCAACAGATCTAATTAAAAAGGCGGACATCCAGGGGGCAAGGCTTGACTGGGAGTATGAATCTGGGGAACGCGCCATCCATGTCGATGGCAAAGCATTAAAACAGGATAAATCAACCGGAAGATTTGGAATGGCAAGGCTTAATAAAAGGCTTTACCGAGGTTTGAATTTGGAAGCAGGGAAAGATCAGGAGCTTCTGAAAGAGTATTCTCCGGAAATGCGAGACGAAGCCTTTAAGCGTGGACTTGAAGAGTATAAGCGAGAAATTGAATTTTCTGTTGGCTTGGCTTACGGAGATTTATCGGATGTGCAGGAAGTCGCTAAGACAGCAACAGAGATAAAAGTATCAAAGAACCGGAAGTATAACCGGGTAACGGCAATTCAGAACAATCTGTATGATTGTTTGGAAGATTTCGCCGCAGGACTTGCCTTTTACAACAGCATGTTGAATTCCGGGTATGAGTTTTCCTGTAAATTCAACGATTCTATTTTGACAGATGAAGAGACAGAAAGAAAGCAGGATATGGCAG